CGAATATTCTCATGATCAATAGCGTGTATATCTATCGAATTGCGTTGCCGCTATAATATGTGTTTTACTATCTTTTATGACTTAGTCATGGGGCGTTTTAGCTTACCCCTTGTTCTGTGATTCAATGTGTTCTTATGCTGCTCACCACTCTCGCATACCTGCCTGTATTCTGCGCACTTCAGATAGCATCCCCACCTTATCCATTAGTGTGTCCGCTAGTCCGTTCTTGATCACCTGCGCTGGCATCAGTGCTACTTCTAATATTTTACCTAGCCATGAGCTGTGTACCTGCGTCACTCTATCGAATTGCTCGCCAAAGTGGCCTTCCTCCCATAACAAATTGAACAGCCCGACACTCTTTGACAAGATGTAATCTCGCGATTGTCGTATGTGCGCGTACTTCCCAGCCCACCTCTTCATCGCCACGTGTACTTGGTCTCCCATCCAGCGCAGTGACATGCTGAACGCTGATAGCACGCTCCTAGTTGCGATACCTGCCGCTATGGCTCTGCCTGCTCTATTGTAATGCTCCGTAAGGCCCAGAGCCTGCACAATGTCTCGCGCTGCCTGCTTCACGCCCGGAGTCTGTTGGAAGAACGCAACTGCCGGCGAATTCACATTTGCTATCCTCTCTATTGCGAAGTTGGATAGTAGTGATTCTTCGGAGTGACCGCATCTCATACCTCCTAGTAATGTTGGCGTTATGATATAAGCCGCGTAAACGTACGTAGGCACGGACCAACGTGCACACACTCCGGCATTCTGCATGGCTACAACTTGCATAAACACTCGACGCTCTCCGTATCTCAGCATCGCCTCGCATGCTCTCGTAATGTTTGCTGTCGCTAATGCCTGCATATCGTTAGCCTCGCCGGTCTCTATCCTCCCATGTACAGAAGTTGCGCAGCTCCTGGCGTAGTACTGTGAAGTGTTGTTGTTCTTATGCGATATGCGTAAGAACTCAGCTACGCCTAGCAGGAAACATTTGGTGAGTTGCAGGGTATACCCAAAGCTCTTAAAACCCGCCTTCACACGCAGCGCCTCACCAATGGACTGATAACAAGCAAATACGTCATCTCCTGAGTGTAGAGCGTCAGGTTCAGTGTGTGCTCTGGCAGCTGCCACCCTGTAGTACACGCGGTTCAGTACCGTGTTGATGAACATTGTCAGTCTATGCCCTGAGAACAGCCCACCCAGTACCTGGACGATTAGCTTGTCACCGTGTTGTGTGATCCAGCCGTCACGCATGCCCTCTTCGTATAGCTCCGCATCCAACTGGCTCTTGTTCAGCACGACTCGTTGATCCAGTTCCGCTTCCATGAGCCATCTCACCGTCTCTTGCTGCTCTGGGCTCAGCCAGTCGTGGAACACTTCGCCGTATATTCTAATTACTGCGCTCATCAAGGCGAAAGTGTGCAGAATATTGAAATTAGCTGCGTCTACGCAGACGTACACCGAGCTCTTTGCCATGGCCATGACCTTACTGCAGACAGCGGATGCGTCAGCACCTTTCCCGACTGGGCAGTCATTAGGCATGAAGTCTTCCACACCAGTGAACGCAAAAGCTGCGAGTAGGTAGTGCTCAACTACTGCTGCGAATAGCGCACGCATCTTACCCCATTCGTACTTGATTGAGACTGTTGCGAGCACTTGTGGCTTCTTACTTAGTAGCTGGTCAATAGTGTAGCCATCGGCCATGAACGATAGTACCTGCGTCTTCGTAATGTCTGCCTTCGTAGCGTCTTTGACTTTTTGTTTACACTCTAGAATGTAAGGATCAAGTGAAGAGGCCGAGCCGGCTGGTGTCTCCCTAGATCTTGCACTGTAGAACTGCTCCCAGGTCCTGTTGAGTAGTAGCTTACCTCCTCGTTTTTTCATCTTACTTTTTATTTCCAGCATGATGTCTCTAATGTGTTGTTCCGCTTCAGGTACCCCGAGATCCACATTCTGGGTCAGGTCTCGACGATCACGGATTTCGTCACTCCAGGACATTTTACCGAAGCCCCTGTTCAGCACTGTCTCCCACTCGAAGAACACGGCGAGATCCAGTGGCTCACCCAATAGTGTCACCTTGTTATCCAGACTTTTGCATGTGGTGCTGAAGTTTTTGGCTACTTTGTGGTATGCTTGTGCACTCTCGCAAGACCATCCGCGCCATGTGTTCATCAAGTAGCGTGCCTGTGCTGGCAGTCCCGACAGCGCCAGAGCCACTGTAGTGAACATGGTGTAGTTGATGTCTGGCCATGCTAGCACGTGGTCCAGCACGCAGTCCCAAGCCCCGATTGAGTTTAGGACATTCGTCAGGCTCAGGTGTTGGTGGTGCTGCTGCGTTATCGTCGGTGTCGATAGCGCCATTAGCAAGTTCACTCGCTCTGCTGGGGTCATCAGTGCTTCATACTGTTGGCCAAATTGGTCCAGGAACTCCACTATTGGTGCTGAGCAGCCAAAGCTGTTCTCACGGTATAGGGACCCCCCCGCGTGCGCTGCCACCACGTTGTGTAGCTTGTTCTCGCATGTATCGTACCTGATGTATGATGCTCTGAGACTTTGGTCAGAGAATGAGAACACTGCATACTCCTCTCCAGTGAGCACCGCGGTGGTCTTACTAGCTGGCTTATCAGCTGTATGTTCCCAACCTAGAAGCACAGCGTTCGCGTCAGCGAGTGCGCACTCTTGGTAAGTGTATTCTCCGTCTTCCTCAATGATTCGCACATATGGTGGCTGCTTGATGGAGTCCGTGCTGGACTTCAACTCAGCCGGTGCTTCGTAATACAGCTCGGCAGCTGTGATTTTGCCAAACTTTGCTGCCAAGAGTGCTCGTTCGTGGTCTTCCAGTACGGTCCCTGAACGATATGCGTACTCTAAGTCATCACACAGAGCAGTGATGGCATTCAAAGGCGCACGTAGTCTAACCATACGCAAAGCCGCGGCGGTCACTTCACCTGACTCTCGGTCTGGCGTTGCATCCATAGTGGCACTGATGTCAACTAGCTTACGCCACGTCGAACCTTTATAGAATGACTTAGCCACTAGTCTCTGCTCATGTCCGCTCAGCTGCCTTGTTGTTGGGTCTGAGTTTATGTATATGGCAATCATTGCCGCACTTATCCAGCCGGTGACATTCCAGTCAAACCAAACGTCCTCCATGCGTGCCAACAGCCAGTCATTGCATGACGTGTCAGAAACTGACCTGTCAACCAAGATCGGGTTTGCCTGTCGCAGTGCGCGACCCCTTGCCGTTTTGCTGCCAGCTAACCACTTGTCGAAGGCGTCGTAGTAGATCTGCTCACAGAAACGGAACAGTTCCTGGACGACCGTGTTGCCTTGACACAACTTGGCAGCGGCTGTCAAGTCCAGCCCAGAACTGCGCTCATGTGGTTCAACTCTACGAGCGTCTTTGCCGTAGTCCGCGTCAAACACGATATTGGACCGGATCATTTTCGTCAGCAGAGCCTCCACTATCAAATTCGCTTGCACCAAATCGTCACTTACGACGTTCTCGGCCTCCTTGAACGCTTCAGTGCAGGCGTTGATCAGAGCGTCCTCCATCCAGTGGCCCTCTGTGCGTGTTGGTGCCCAAGTCATGCCCAGGCCCACCACAGTACTCGGTCTTAAGTAAGAAATCTGCGAGCATAGTTCGTGCTCGCTCATTGCCGCTACGTCTAGCTCAACCTTCTGACTATCTGCCCTCTGCACGTAGTCCAATACTGCTTCCAGTACCGCTTTAGTTTCCACTCGAGCTGCAGACCGCTCTCGTGGTCTGTACACGGTGATGGGGACGTCGGCTCTGCCTCCTGAATAGCCAATCTCCCTCAGCATTGTAGCCATCTCTTGACTCACTTGAGAATAGATGTGTCCGTCGCCAGTGCCCAGTTCATCTGCACACTTACGCCCTTGCAGCAGTAAATCTCTCGTTCCCTGCTTGCTCAACATGCGCCATGCAGACTGCCTCAGCCTGTATTCTTTCCCATTAGTGATTAACGTTCTTGCCTTTGCCCGATACCCCATCCTAGACCGCTCGTACCGGATGTCCTCTCTGTATGTGTCGTGCTCTATGTTGTCTGTGGAATCCATGTGGTCTGTTGTGGGTGTATTCGTG